TAAAATCAAACTATCTGAATATTTGGCAAGATACCTCTATTTATTTTATTGTAAATATGGTTATATGATAAATTTGTTGTTTTAGCATATTCACTAATAGAATTATAAATAATACCTGAAATTAAATCCTTTACCTTTTTATTGTTTGTTTTTACTTGATATCCATTTTTATAAGAATGTAAAGCATTTTCAGACGTAGTTACCCATTCCAAATTGTCAACGCAATTGTTTAATTTATTGCCGTCTTTATGATTTACTACCTTTTTATTTAACGGATTATCAATAAATGCTTGTGCAACTAACCTATGAACAAGTACTTTTTTACAATCAATATCAACAAAAGCATATCTATATTTTTGTTGTTTCAATATTCTTTCTGGGTATTTCTTTGTCCCACCCTTGTAAAATGGCACAACTTTACCAAGTGATTTAACGTTACCCATATTAGAAATTAGATAACTTTCGTGTCCGATTATTGGCTTATATATTTCATTCATAAGCAAATATACTAAATATATCTAAAAAACCGAAACTGAGAATTGAATCTTGGTTAAATGCGTAAACACGGCATACCTACAAGCATCCATCAAGTCATCATTTGCCTTTACAGGTTCTTCTATTACGTTATCGTTTTTATCCTTTTTCCATTTGTAAGACATAAACTCCCTTCTTAGGTTTTTACTATTGTAGTGCAAGTTTATTGGATAAGATTTCATCTTTACTATTCCTGCCCATACATCTTTTTGTGCTGGTTTGATGTTAAAGCCTTGTCGGTATAGTTCCTCAATAGATTTAGGCTCGGCAGCATCCGCATAGATTGTAGCTCGTTCTGGTAGTTTCTCTTTAATCAATCTTGATAGATCACTCAAAGTCAGTCCGCTTTGATAAACTATTTCCTCAAAGTAGTTTTGTCCTTCATAATGCGTAACCTTTATAAGTGCAGCTGGATGGACATAACCAAAGTCTAATCCATAGAATACATCCCCATTTGGTGCTTCATCATATTGTTTCCATTGAGTGTATATAATTTCCTTTGCTGAACCTCGTTCACCTAATCCGTAAACTTTCCACATAAAATCATCTGGCAAATCTTTGTATTGCTCAATGTTTCTTATTTGGCTTTCGCTTAGGTTTGAGATGTTGTTTAGGTAGGTAGAATGTATGCGCTTATTCTTTGGGTTATCAGCTACTTCATAAACCCAAGAGATAAAGTCGGCTGGATTCCAGTCTAAGAATGATTGTCCAGTTGTACGAATCAAAAGCTGGTCAAACAAAGCCTTACTAATTAGGTTTGCCTCGTTTACGAATAGTATATCCCTTGCTGGTCCTTTTGCTTTATCTGGGTCTTCAAGACCGAACAATTCTATGTAAGAGCCGTTCTTAAACGTATAAATAAAATCGGTATATCGGAAATCTTTTTCATCCCAAATATTCCATTGCTCTAATATGTTTTTAAAATCCCTATAAACTCCTCGCTTTATGTGTGGTAAGGAATGAGATACACACGAAATCCTTGTATTAGGCTTGGTTAAAGCTATGTGGATTAGTAACTGAACAACTGAATAGCTTTTACTTGATCTTGACCCACCTTCATTACATATTATTGGATAACCTTCCTCGTATGCCTTTTTGTTAGCATAAAAGACAGGAGTAGCCTTAATCTTTAATTGGTTGACAATCTGCATCTGGTTCTATTGTGATTTGCACATTACCCTTTATGTCAGCGGTTATGTCGGTTGTTTGTTTAGGTTTACCTTCTAATCTATCAACTACTGCTTCATAGGCTCTTTGATCTCCTTTCAAAGCCTTGCTAATCATTTGCATATCCATCAATTCAAGTACAGTAAAATCTTCATCTTCGCCTGTAATTGGATTCCTTCTTTTTTGTACTAATTCAAGCAACCTAAGTAAACGAGTCTTTGAGTTTTGAACTCCTTTAGGTCTACCATTTGGGTTACCAGATTGACCTTTTTCAAAGTGTTTTAAGTTATCTATTCCTGCCATTGTATTTCCATTGTTTTACAAAGATATGCCACAATTAGGGCAAACCTTTCCTTTTTTGGTATTGTCTATTGATTTTGGTTCATCATTACTTGGAACGAGAAAGTCAACATTAACACCCCAATCGCTTAAATCTCCAATTTCCCAATCATTATTTGCTAACATATCCATATCCCACATTCCATAGTGAGTGTTATCAATTACGAGTAACTTTTGCTTTTCTCTTTCGGTTAAGTTAGGCATTTTGATAACAGGTACTTCTTGGATGCCTAATTCTAAACAAGCACGATACCTTTGATTACCTCCTAAGATTACGTTATTTTCATCTATGATTAACGGCTTTGCTTCAAGTAACTTTTGATCTTCTTGAATAGACTTAACCAACTTTGCAAAGTCATCAGCATCAATCTTTCTTGGATTGTTGGGATTAGGTTTGATTTCGTTGATGTTCATTTATCGGTTTTTTGTTGGTGTTCGTATTGAAATAATACTATCTACTTTTTTCTCTAAATTGTCATAGCCTACCCATTTGCCACACTTAGTACACTCAAATTGGGTTTCTTTTATCTTACCAAACCAAAGATATCCTTCGGTAACTGTACCGCATTTACAAGTATATAGCTTCTTACCATAAGTATCTTTCATAGCTTTATAAAATTTTTTATTTTCAGCGTTAAAATAATCTCTATTAATTATTCTACCTAATTCTTCTAACATCTGCCTTGTCTATTATATGGTTTAACTGCCTTGTCCTTTGGACCAGATGTCTTTTTGTACTTGCCACACTTTCTTTTGCCAAAGCTGACTTTGTTATTGCTGCTTACTTTCGCCATATTTATTTATTAAATCTGCCATAAAATCAAATCTTTGTTCTTGTGTTTCGCCAAATACATAGTGCGTAGTACCATCAATGTCAAAAACATAGCAAGGATAACCTGCTATTTCTTGCTCTTTGCACGTTTCAAATATGTTACTTGTATCTGTCAATTAGTTCGTTTAATTCAGTTCTTGTCCATTTCTTTAGCCTATTGTTAACCGCCTCAAACTCTAACTCCTTAACCGCTTTTTCCCCTATCCTTTCTACAAGTCCTATTCGGTACATTGCTTGGTTGCCGTGCTTAAACATATTGCACCCAGCACATTGTAAATGTATATTCCATTCGTTAAACCTTAAAGCCGAATACCCTTTAACAGTAAAGTAGTGTCCAGCTTGATTACCATTGTAGCTTCCGCAACTAATACAAGGCAATCCTTCATCTCTTTTTCTTATATACGCATTTACTACCTTTTGGGTCTTTTCTAACAACTTGGGTAAAGGTATCAATGGCATTTTACAAAATTAGGGTTACTTTTTCAATCTAACAACACATAATCTATCATTATGCTTGTATCGTTTTTTGTTTATTGGGTTCATATAGGTGATAATCGTTTTATAGTCAGTACCTAAAAACCTAATAGCCTTTGCTATTGACCTAAACCATATTTCCTCTTTTGTATCTAAATAAATTAATTTAACCTCAATGTTGTTGTCTATTCCTGTCATTTGTTTATTAGTTTGTAATACAATACTTTAAATAATTCCCAAATAGCTATGGTTATAAATATTTTAAGCATAATCTTTTTATTTCAAAATATAGATGTGCGGTTATATAAATTAAAGATGCTAAAGGAACGCTAATCAGCATAAACTTTAGTAATTCATAAATAAATGTTAATTGTTTCATAATTGCTTTTGTAAAAATAGGTACAAAGTATATCTCTTGCACTCGTTTTTGATAAATATTTCGTTATTTAATTTTTCTAAGTCTTTAGGTGTTTTAGCAGTTACCTTGTAATGTGCTATTATCTTTTTCTTTATTTGATCTGCTTTCTCTTGGCTTAGATTTTCCTTGTTTAGTTCCTTTCGTTTCCATAGTACATCAAAAGCCATTGTATTTAGCAACTCCCAGCCTCTTTTAGCCGACTTATCCCAGTTTTCGTACAATGCTTCTATAATTTCATCATCTTGGATTTTAGGTATCTCTATTGGTTGCGGTTCTACATAGGTTTTTTGTCTTACTTGCAAAGCTATCGGCTTATAGGCTGCCATCACATCACCAAAAAATTTAGGGGTAAACATAATTGCTTTGTCAACTGATAATTTCCCCATTGCGTAAAGTTCAAAAGCTACTCCAAGTTCCTTTAGTTTAAAGTTTCCATAGTTTTTAATTACAAATTCGCATAAAAACTGGAAGGAATCAATTGCTGGTATTTGGCATCCGCTTAAAGCAATACAGGTCTTTAAATGTTCCTTAACCTCAATTGGTGAGCATCTGCCAATACTCATTGTGTCTAAAGCAACTGCAACCTTTAATTCATCTGGTTCAAGTTTAGTGTAAATTTCTAAGGGCATCCCATTCTCTTTCACTAAAATTTGGTTTGTGATTGTTGCTAATTCCTGTTGCATTTGGTTTATAGTTTATGTGAACAAATTTGCCTTCTTTTAAATCTCTTGCCATCCAATTTTTTGCGGTAGCAATCCAATTTAACTTCTTTTCCCCATTTGAATCCGACCAATTTTTAATTACTTCGTGGTAATATTCAAAATTAGCTTCTTCATATTGACTTCCAATAAAAGCTGCCTTAAATTTATTTATATCTAAAAATTCAGTTTCACTAAATAATGTTTGCTTACTAACCTTTACTTTAGTTTCTTTTACTTTACTTTCCTTTTCTTTCCTTTCCTTTGCATTGCCCTCCCCAATAGCCACCCCATTAGCCTCCCCATTTTTCCATCTATTTGCAGCACCTAATTTACCTTTTTCGCTAAGATTTTGTCTTAAAGCAAGGTGATTTTGTAGCCTTTCCGAGTAAAACTCCCCAGATGCTATTGTAAATAAATCAAAGTTGTGTACTACTCCATTGACCTTTACATCAGTTGTTTGCATTTGCATAGCAAGAACAGGTATTAATTCCAATGGTAATTTGCCACCTGCATTTGCTAATTGCTCAATTAAAAACCAATAAATTCCATAACCTTCCATACCAAGTTGATGCCTTAAAAAAAGAATCTTGGTATCATTAGCCGAATTGTAATCGTGGCTAAAATAATAACTGTTACTTTTCATAAATAAAATAGCCCTATCAAATCCCTCCTATGTTGCAGATAGGAGTTCATCTCAAGGGCAATAAGTTCTTAATAGGTCTGCAACACCTAATACAAAAATACACTAATTAACCGAATATTGTGCTATTTGCTTTTTATTTTTTAGCTTAATAGTGGTTGTTTTTATATTCATCCCATTATTCCTAAGATCAGCTATTCGTGCTGCTAATCTAAAGCATCCGAACTTGTTTAAAGCATCAATAGGGGTTAATTTTCTACCTTTATTTAGGTAGTTTGCGATTTGTTGGTT